GACTGCTGATGAGGGCATCCATTTTCTGCGGGAATGGTACGACACCACCATGTACCCGGCCAGCCAGATTGCCGACAAGATAGAGCAGGGCAATGTGTACTTGACTGGTGACTATGCGCTGACGCCGGACGGCGGCGATTACACCGAGATTGCGGCATGGTCGCTGCTGCCGTCTGGCCACATCTACTGTGTCGGCTGGTGGAACGGTCAGGTCGAGAGCCTGGACTGGTGTGAGGAGCTTCTGGATATGGTCGAGACGTTCAAGCCACTGCGTCACATTGCTGAGTCTGGCCAGATCCGCAAGGCTACTGAAGCATACATCAAGCGCCGGATGCGTGAGCGCACGAAAGAGCACAAAACCAGCAACTACGTGACGTTGGAATGGCTACCCAGCACAGGAAACAAGCTGGCTATGGCGCGATCGTTTCAGGCGCTGTCGAGCAATGGCAAGATTCACTTTCCGGACACAACGTGGTCAGAGCGGGTCATCAGCCAGCTGCTGAGATTCCCCGGCAGCCGCTATGACGACGCCTTGGACGCATGCGGATTGCTGGGCAGATATGTGGACAAGATATGGGAAGGACACGAACAGAAGAAAACGGAAACTCTCGAAGAGGCATGGTCAAAGCCAATCACCATTAAGGACTTATTGAGTAAATGAGCTACGAACACTACGACAGAGCCTATCACACCGCGCACGATAAGCAGGTGAAGTATTGGCTTGAGAAAATATCCGCAGAGGATAAAGAGCACAAGGTTTTCCGCGATGAGGCTGAAAAGGCTATGCTCGTTTACGAAAAGCAGAAAGTCGGCAACAAGCCGACCGTGTTCCCGATCTATACAGCGAACGTGAACATCCTGCACGCTGCGCTGTTCAGCAAAATGCCTGCACCGGACGTGCGCAGACCGCACCAGGATCGTGGTGATAAGCAGATTGCAAAATCCATACAGCGAGCAATTGAGCATCTGCAGGACACCGAGGATTATTCAATGCCTGCCCATCGGGTTGTTACCGAATGGCTGGCTGGTGGATTGGGCGTGCTGTGGTATCGCTACACCCCAAAGATTGTCGAGATGCCGGTATTGGATGATTTCGGGGAGCCGCTACGCGATGAAGACGGCAAGATGATCACCGAGCCAACGATTGAGGCACAGACGATCACACAGGAATATCACCCCTGGCACCGGTTCCGCTGGGAGCCTGCTGTGATCTGGGAGGATGTGGACTGGGTCTGTTTCGATTACGTCAAGACTTCCAGCCAGATCAAGGCTGATTACGGGGTGAAGCTGGACAATTTGGGTGATGGCAAAAACAAAGACATGAAGGCTGCCAACGCGGACGAAAAGGGCGGTCATATTGTGCATCACATCTGGGACAAGAAAAAGCGAAAGGTCATCGTGCTGACGCCAGCGCACAAAACCGCGCTTGAGGAACATGACGATCCGCTGGGTCTTGAGGGGTTCTATCCAATGCCCAGACCGCTGATGATGAACGTCAAGACCGGTGAGATCACACCGCGTCCAGATTATGAGTACATCACGACACAATCTGAAAACATCCAGAACCTGACCAACCGGATTAACACGATCACGAACGGCGTCAAAGACATTGGATTCTATGATGCGAGCCTGTTTGAGGATTTGGCGCAGCTGGAAAACTCGCAGGACGGCAAGTACGTTGCGGTCGAAAATATGCTGGAAAAGCTGAACGGCAACAGCTCGCAGAATGTCATCGTGTCGCTGGACATGCTCAACAAAGTGCAGGTGTTGGAAAAGCTCCGGCAGCAGCGTGAAGATGAGAAAGGCATCATCTATGAGTTGCAGGGCATTGCTGACATTGTGCGCGGGGCAACCGTGGCGAGTGAAACAGCCACAGCCCAGGCGCTGAAGGATAAGCATTTTCAGGTGCGTCTGTCAGAAAAGATCAACGAGCTTCGCCGGTACTGGAGAGATTCATATCGGTTGATCACCGAGATCATCACCGAACACTTTACGCCTGAGTCATTCTTTGCAATGTCTGGCGTCGAGCTGTCCCAAGAACAGCTTTCAGCCGTCCGCAACGAGATGGGCCGAGAGTACATGGTGGACGTGGAAACCGAGGACACGACGTTTGAGGACGATGAGAAAGAGCGTCAACAGGGCATTGACCTGATCCGCACCATGGGTGAGATCATCGGCCAGCATCTGCCTGCTGTGCTAAATGGCGCACTACCGGCTGACATCTTCACCGGCATGCTGACGTTTGGCGTGAACCTGTTCAAGCAAGGGTCAGTGCTTGAAGATGGCATTGCATCGCTGCCAGACACCATGCAGCAGATGGGTCAGCTGCAACAGACCATGCAGCAGATGCAACAGCAGCTTGAGCAACAGGGCACCCAGATGCAGCAGATGGACGCGGAAAACCAAAGCCTGCAGCAGCAGCTTGGCCAGATCAACCAGAACGAGGAAATTCGCGAAAACGCCACAGCGCAGGCCGACATCCAAGGCAAGCAGGCCAAGGCCATGCGTGACCAGGCAGAGGCTCAGCAGACGCAGGTTGAGACAGCGATCGGTGCGCTTTGATGCTGATCACTGGCGATTACCGTGGATTGTTGTTGAGTGAGCTTGGTCTTGAGCTGTCGGACAAAGCACAGTTTCTCGGTGAATCTGTTGATGGTGAAATCATCTCAATGGCCGCTTTCGACAACTACGACACTGTGGATATCGACATTCACATCGTGGCCAAGCGCATCAGCCGCAAATGGGTGCGAGCTTGCATGGCCTATGTGTTTGACGTTTGCAAATGTCGCAGGATGACCAGCTTGAATGACAGCAACAACTTCCAGATGAAACCTTATCTGGAGCGGCTGGGTTTCCAGTACGAAGGCACAAAGCGTCACGGTCTGGCTGATTCAGACCTGATAATTTACGGACTACTGAAAGAGGATATCCCGTCATGGGCAAGCCCAAAATGAAAGACTTTGACATCCCTGATCCGCTGGCCATCATTGAGGCGGAGAAACAAGCGAACCGAACCGACCAGGTGACGCCATTCGGTTCAACGGTTTGGCAGGGTGACCAGCAGATCACAACATTGTCGCCTGAAATGCAGGCCATGTCTGATCGCATGTTTGATTTAGGCATGCAGGATTCCCAACGGGTACAGCAGCCCGCATGGCTGGGTGACATCGTCCAAGGGATCGGCCAGAATGTTGGCGAGCGCTACGGAGTGAACATTGGGAACAAGCCGAAACAGGCAACAGCACCGCCGCCAATGAGCATGCCGGTGGAGCCGTCAAACATGGAGGTTGTTGCACAACAACCACAACAGCAACAAGATTCGATAGATCAGCAAATGGCTCAATTGCGTGATCTGATTCAGCGCAGTGGTGGCGGAAACTATCAAGACATGATTCAAACGAGGATGAGATAATGGCAGTATTCAACATGGTGCCTCCCGCGCGCGGCGGTGGGCCTACATTGGGCGGTGGCCCGGTCAATCACGGCAAAAAAGAAAGATACAATCAACTTTCTGCACAGAACACGCGGCCAATGGTTGAGGCCAAGCCGAGGCCGCCCGTCCAGCTTGGCCCGCCAGTGCAGCAGAAACCGCCATATCAGGGATATGGCGGGCCGAGGATCACACCGATTGATCCCCCGAGCCAGATATCGGCATACAACCAGGGCGCTCCAGCGGTGATGCCGCCCATGCAAGACATGCAGCTGATGAGCAGGATGGCGGGCGCGCCCAAGGGCATGAATTATGGCGGCTTGCCTGCCATGAGCACGCAGCCGGTTCAGCAACAAGGGGCCCTGGCCGCCTTATTGCAAGGAATGGGACAGCCTCAAGGGATGGGGCAGCCGCAGGCAATGAGGAATGCATTGAGGCAGTCGCAGCCATCGCTCCCAGCTAGCGGATTTGGGCATTTATTGGGATACTGACATGGTCGGATACGCAACAGCAGCAAACTCTGGATACAGCGGGCCATCCGGTAAACCGCGAGTCAATTCGCGTTCTGGCAGCACGCAGGTTCAAGTGCAACCGTTTGATTTTGACCAATTCCGTGAATTCGGTGATTCGGTCATGCAGGAGTATCAGCGAACGACCGCGCCACAGATCGAGCAACAGCGCGCGCGGATGAATCAGGATTTGATCAATCGCGGCATCACGCCGGGATCAGAGGCGTACGATTATGAGATGGATCGGTTCATGCGAACCGAAAACGACCTGTTCAACACTGCACAGCGTTCAGCGCTTGCGCAGGGGCTGGCTGCACAGAACCAGGCCTTTACTCAGGGTCTGGGACAGGCACAGATCAACGCGGGTCTGCAACAGGCCGGCATGGCTGCGGCAGCACAAAGAGCGGCTGCTTCGTCAGCTGCGGGCGCAAGTAGATACAACGCCGACCAAAACCGCGCGGGGTCTCTTGAAAGGCTGCTGGCCAGCTTGAACCAGCAGGAATCCGAGTTTGGGCGCAACTTCGGTCTTGCTCAGGATCAGTTTGGTCTTGCCCAGGATCAGTTCGGCCTTGCAGAAGGTCAGGCAGACTTCGCCAACTTGATGAGCTTGCTGGGCTACGGTGCCGATGTGACGAACATCAACAACAACGCGCTCAACAATGATCGCGGCTTTGCCAGCGGCATGGTCGGTGGATTCATGCCCGGGGCCAACTTCGTGCCGATCAATGCCGGTGGGGCGTTTGGCACATCGGCCAATGCACAGGCCAACGCAGCCAACGCAGTCAACGCTGGACGAAACGGCTTGTTTGGCGCTTTAGGAGGGATTGGCAGTGCAGCAATCGGCGCTTCTGACCGCAACATCAAGACTGATATCAAGTCTGTCGATAATGATCAGATACTTGAGCAGGTGCGCAAGGTTCCGGTCAGCCGCTGGAAGTACAAAGGCGATTCTGTCGAGCATATCGGTCCAATGGCTCAGGACTTTGGAGAAAACATTACTGGCGACAAAAATGCCAAGTTCTATCACATGATTGACGCTATCGGCTCCCTGATGGCTTCGGTTCAGGCGCTGGCTGATCGTATTGACTCAATGGAGGCTGCGAGATGATCAATGGCCCGGCTATGATGCAGATGATGCCGCAGCAGATTCAGCAGCAGATGATGGCACCACAGCAGCAAGTGATTGATCCGCGCGCTCAGTACGAACGGCAATCTCAACTGGCTGACATGCTGATGCAGCAATCTCAAAATTATGTTCCAAACTCAGGTGTTGCTGGTGCTCTGGCGATGATGGCCAATGCATGGGCCGGCAAGCGGGCAAGCGGCAAGGCTGAAGGCGCGCTGTCCAAGGTCTTGGAGCAGGAGGCCGCAGCTAAAGAGGCGGAGATGCGTCAGTCGCTGGAAGCCGAAGCCGCCAAGCGCAAGGCTGAGTTTGAGGATGCGATTAAGCTTGAGGCGGCGAAACAAAGATTGAAACGTCCTGACCTGATTGCTCAGTTTATAGCCGGTGGAATTGATCCGAGATCGCCAGAGGCGCGACAGCGGATCCTGCAAGGAACCGGGCCGCAGACATCCGTGAACGTCAATACGGGTGAGGGACAGGAACGGTTTCTTTACGGTAGTGACGCCGGGCTGCCTGCTGGATGGAGAATTGACACCCAGACCGGGCAGGCCAGCCAGATACCGGGTGGGCCTGCAGCATTGGAAGCAGAGCAGAATGAGAAGAAGTCGGCAGGTCGCGAAAGTCAGAAGGCTGTGACGCAAGGCGTTATGTTTGATGAGATCAGCCGGGCGCTGGAGGTGATTGAACAAAACCCGAACATGGCCGCCGGTCCTTTGAGTGTTGTCGGCCAGTTCCTGAATGTAGGGCCGGCCAATAAGCTGGAAGGCAGGCTTGAGGCGATCAAGCCCAACATTGCATTTGAAAGGCTGGATCAGATGCGGCAAAACAGCCCGACTGGGGGAGCTGTTGGCCAGTTGTCGGACTCAGAGCGTGAGGCGCTTTCATCTGTAATGGGCAGCTTGCGCCAGACGCAGAGCCCTGATGATCTGCAGTACAATTTGCGGCGGCTGAACAATCTGATTATTGACGCTCAGCACGGCAATTCTGATCAACGTGCTGAGCTTGTTCGGTCTGGTCAAGTGTCTGCTGAGGTGAACGATCAGATTGAATCGCTGTACATGCCGCTGGAGCAGCCAAAGCAGCAGCAATCAGCCGATCCCGAGCTTGACAATCTGTTGCAAAAGTACCTGAACTGATGGCCACAATCGAACAACTCAAAACGGCGCTTTTCAACGCTGATAAAGCCGGTGACGCGCCCGCGGCCAAAAGAATAGCTCAGGAAATACAGCGTTACCGAAATGCCGGTGTAACCGACGTTGATCCCAATGAGGGCATCGGTTTTGCTGAGCAGGCCATGATCGGGCTGGGAAGGTCGGCAGACAAGACTGGGCGCGGCATTGCAGAACTGGCTTTGCGTGGTGCCGACATGCTGGGTTTTGATTCGGCTGGACGGAAAGCTGATGACCTTCAGGCTACCGGCCAAGCGAACACGGAAGTGTTCAAGCGCAACGCTACTGGCACCATGAAGGGTGCTGAGCTTGCTGGAGACATCGGACAGTTCGCCATCCCGGCAACAAAGATCGGCGGCGTGACTCGGGCCGCATCCCTACCCACTAGGGCAGCGGCACAGTCAATCGGCGCGATCGGTACCGATGCAATCCAACAGCAAGGCGAGGGGCAGGAAGGCATTGATACAGGCAGATCAGCATTAACAGGCCTGTTTGCTGGGTCTGCTGAGTTTGCAGCACCGGTGGTGGCGAGAGCATTTGCCGCAGCATCCAAAGGATTGCGCGGGGATGAGTCCACGGTTGAGGTCGGCCGTGCAGTAGCGCGCGAAATGGGCATAGCTGATGTGTCTGATGAGCTGGCAAAGCAGCTGGCTGGTGCCGTTGATGAGATCAAGGCCGGGGCAAAGCCTGGCGCTCTCATTGCAGAGAAAGAGTTCGGCTTCAATTTGACGCGCGGCCAAAAGACCGGCAGTGAAAAGGCGCTGAAGCGTGAGGAATTGCTTCGGCAGATTGATGCCGGTAAAGAGGTTCAGGCTCTGGACAAGTTCAACGCTGGCCGGCAAAGCGAGATTGTGCGCGATCTGACCGGTGGTCTTGATTCGCCACAGACAGCCGTGGACAATGTGCAGTCAGCCGTCACGCGCAAGTTTGCCGAAGCCAAGGATGTAGAAAAGGGCGCTTGGAAGTTTGCCAAATCCAGCGACCTGATCGCATCCGGCAAACTGGCTGATGACTATTCACAGCGAACGATTGATGCGCTGCGTGCTGATGGCCGGATAGTCACAGACAAGATTGCACCAGAGGCAAGGGGCGTCATTGATGCCGTTGATGAAGTGCTGCGACGTGCGCCTGATGGAAATGTGGACTTCAGACAGATACAGGAAGCGCGCCGGGTACTGACCAAGAGCCAAGGCACGGTTACAGACCCGTCATCAAGAGCAGCGATCGGTATTGCCAAAAAGCAGCTTGACCAGTCGCTGGATGATCTGACTGAGGCAACAATACTCAGCGGCGATGTCGAGGATATCAAGCGGCTCAAAAACGCCATTGGCATCAGCCGTGGGGTGTTCAAGAAGTTTTCAGCGTCCGGCAAAGGCGACAAGGTCGGCAAGGTGGTTGAAAACATCTTGCAAAACGGCAATTTGGATGATCTTTCTGCTGCAGTGCTGGGGTCTGCATCAGTGTCACCCCGCGCGGGCGTCAATTTCGCCCGAGCCGTCAAGCGCACGCTCGGCAAAGACGCGCCAGAGCTTCAGAACGTGCGTCAGGCCGTGCTGCTCAAGGCCGCCACCAAAAAGACCGGCGATGAATTGGGCATGCAGGCATTTAGCAGCAACTTGAAGTCACTGCTGAACACAAGACGTGACCTGATGGCCGAGTTGTTCACAAAAGAAGAAATATCAAAGATCGGCAGGCTCACCCAGGCGCTGGATTCCATGCAGATGCCGGGAATCATGGGTCGGTCATCAGGTACTGCAGAAAGAATGATCAGGACTCTGGATGTGATAGGACAGACTCCATTGGTTGGACAGCTTGCGAATGCGGCCAAGTTCTTGATGATGCGCGGTCAGTCCAAGGCTGCCGTAGCACCAATCAGTCAGGCCGGCACAGCGCCACTGTTACCGGCTGCTGCGGCTACTCAATCCAGCAACCGTTGACAATGCGGGAATACAGCTGGATAACCACGAAAGGCAACAAAATGAGAATGGCGGGCAGGACACCCATCGTGGCTTTGACTGCCATGAGAGACGAAAAAAATAGGAATTGAACCATAATGCCGATGTACGACTATCAATGCAGTCACTGTAACACAGATTTCACCTTGTTCCAGTCAATGCAGGAAACGTCACCACAGACGCGGTGTGGATGCGGTGAAATGGCCAATAAGGTATATCATGCACCGATGGCATTCGTTGAATCCGAATGTCCGCCGCATCGAGCGCCGAAAACCGGTGAGATCATCACCAGCAATGCACAAAGACGCGAGTTCATGGCGCGAAATAACTTGATGGACGCCAACGACTTCACGCCTGACTTCATCGAGCGAGAACAGGCAGAGCGCAAAAGAAAGAACGACCAGGCGGCAGCGAAAGCTTACGACTATCTGCCGAATGGAATGAAACCCGAAACCGTATTGAATGAGGTGCTAGATGGCAACTGATAAAGACATGGACGAAGCAATGGGGCTTGACGTTACTCAAGACGACAACCAAACCGATGATCAAGTTGTTGATCAGGTAGATGATCAGGTAGATGAGTCTGCAGAGGCCCAAATCCCTGAAGAGCTTCAGGCCAATCCCGCATGGAAAGAAGAGGCTCGGCAAGCATGGGAATCTCTGCTCAGCAATCAGGAATATCATGCCCAGCTGAAGCCGCTGCGTGATCAGTTCCAGTCTGATTATCAGTACCGAACACAGCTAGAACAGGAACGGGCAGAGCTTGCGCAGCAGGCGCAGATTGCTCAGCAGTTCCAGCAGGTATCTCAGCAGTATGGCGATTTGCTGCAGGGACGTGATCCGCTGCAGATGGCCAGCCAATTGTTCTATGCCGCCAAGCAATTGCAGTCAAATCCCCGTGATACACTGCAGCGGCTGGCGCAGCAGTACGGGGTAGATCTGAATCAACTGGCGGACGATCAACCGTACGTTGACGAAACCACCAGACAACTGCAGGGCCAATTGGAGGCCATGCAGCAACAGTTTCAACAGCAGCAGATGGCGCAATATCAGGCGCAGCAGCAGCAGTTGATACAATCGGCCAGAGCTTTCGAGTTCGAGACCGACGCCGAGGGCAAACCGCTCAGACCTTATGTAGCCGATGTAGCGCAGGAAATGCTACAGCTGATGCAGTCCGGCTACGCTCAGGATTTTCAGACCGCCTATGATCGCGCAATCCGATTGCGTGATGATGTTTGGGAGAAAGTCCAGAAAGAGCAGGGCAGAAGCGGTGCGCAACAGCGGACGGAACAAGCAAGAAAAGCACAGGCTGCGGCTTCGGCAAATCCGAAGCGAAGCAAATCCAGCGTTACAGCGCCGAAAGGTGTCGAGGACCTGGACGATGCGTTGGATCGGGCGCTTGCAGAACAAGCCGCCTGAGATTTTCATCTTGTCAATTTGAGTGAGGTAGTAACATGACCATCAATGTAGGCGATCTTGTCGCCACCACGATGCGCCATTACACGCCCAAACTTCATGACAACATTTCCAACAACAACGTCTTTGGTTATCACCTGAAGAAAGACGGCGCTGTCAAGGAATATGTCCATGGAGGCCGAAACATTTCGGAAAGCGTGCTGTATGGCTCAAACGATTCCGTCAAGTTCTTTGACGGTTACGAAACGTTCATCCCCCCAACCAACAATCAGGATGTGATCGACTTTGCGACCTACGAATGGAAGCAGCTGGCCGGGTTTATCGCAATTTCCTCACGTGAGGAAATGATCAACCGCGGCGAAGCACAGATTCGTGATTTCGTAAAAACGCGATTGGAGCATCTGAAGGCCAATCTCGGCAACGCTTACGCCACCTCGCTGTATAGCGATGGTACCGGCACGGGCGGAAAAGAGATCGGCGGTTTGCAGCTGCTGGTTGCCGACGACCCAAGCGCATCAGGTTCAGTTGGGGGAATCCCGCAGAACACGAATGCATTTTGGCGAAACAAAACCAGCACGAAAACCATAACGGCTGATACGATTGAAGGTGACATGCAGGATTTGTGGCTGTCAATCATTCGTGGTCAGGATCGTCCGACCCGAATCTACGCTGACAGCGTGCTGTACAGACTGTACTGGTCTGCACTGGTTGACAAGCGTCGTTACATGGAAGCGACCGAAGCGGAAGGCTCATACAAAGGCCTGGCTTTTGAGTCTGCTGCTGTGTACTTCGACGATCAGTGCCCGGCCAAACACATGTACTTCCTGAATCTCAATGACCTGAAGTTGCGGACGGTGATCAAGTCCGTGTTCAAGGTTCATGATTCACGGAACATCACCAATGCGCTTTATTCGGTGACACCGATTGAAGCAATGTGCAACCTGACGACAGGCCGACGTGCATCGCACGGTGTCCTGATCGACGATTGATGAGGTGATATCATGAGTGCAGGAATCAACTTTTCCAGTGACACCGGGACGGTATTCTCGAACTACCTTTCCGCCGCACCGCAGGCGCTTTCCGGCGCAGGCGCTGTGACTGTCACCCAGTACAAGACCAACGTCACCACCACGGGCGCAAATGCTCTGACCCTGGCCGATGGAACTTTCCTCGGGCAGCGCAAGGGCATTCAGCTTATTGTGGACGGCGGTGATGGTACATTGACACCGGCCAATCTGACCGGCGGCACCACCATCACATTTGCTGATGTTGGCGATCGCGCGGAACTGATCTGGGACGGGTCAAGCTGGGTTGTGATCGATCTGTACAACTGTGCAGACGGCGCGACCGCTCCGGTACTGGCGTAACCATTCTGCGGCCTGGCACTGCTGGGCCGCTTTTAACCGAGGATTGACATGATAGGCCACGATAATTCCGTACAAGACCCGCGCCATTTGGCAGAGATTGAAAACGCCATACTGCACAACGGGGAAAAGCCGAAAGTCATCGCATGGTTTGTTGACCACGCGCTGCGTGATCACAAGGCAGAGCGCGAACAGCAGGAACGGATACGGCAAGGGTCAGCAGAAACAGCACGACCGTTCTGGAAAACGGTGCCGTACATACGAAAGCACTACAAGGGACAGGCAGACAGTATCGCACGCGCCGCCACGGATGAAGATCGCCGGGAGTTTGCCCAGGAATGGGCCGACTATCAGGCCAAGCGGGAATTACCGAGCAAGCACAGCATCAAATTGCTGCCCGGCAACAATGTTTGCACGCAGGCAGCATTTGATGAATTAGGGCTGACAACGATCGAAGATTTCATGGATCACGTCGCAAAGCATCCAAACATTCTGGAAGTATTTGACGAATTGATCCCGCTGCATGAAGCAGCAAAGCGGTGGCAGACATTCATGAAGCCACGCCTCAAACTGATCAATGGCGAGGTGAGAAGTGATTGAGATTAACGGCAAGTTGTATGCCAAGGGCATACATGAAATTGGCGGCGAAATTATTCAGGTCATTGATGCCAACACATACCGGACTGTCAAGCGAACAACACCGATCAGCCAATCAAAACCACAGCCAATCCCCCAAGATGGGGGCATCAACATCAACACCGCTGATGAAGAAACCCTCACGCTTCTGGACGGTGTCGGCAAGGCCGGTGCAAAGCGCATCATCGCGCACCGGCCATATGCCGCTGTCTCCGAACTGACTAGAGTGGGGGGCATCGGCCAGAAGATCATTGACAAAAACGCGGATGTGATTGTGCTGTGACCGTTTTATCAGACATTCTCGACACAGTTCTGGATGAGACCGGCTTTGACCAGCCGTCCAGCTACTTCGGGAACACATCACAGGCAGCCCGGCGCGCTCGGGCCATGGCCAATGCCAGCATCCGTGATCTGGTCAATCTGAAGCATCGCGCATTGATCAAGACCGAAGAGCTCAGCCTGACTACGGCACAGCTTTATGACATGCCTGCTGATTTTCACGGATTTATCACTGATACCATGTATGAGGATGGAGAAACATGGCCGGCAGATTTCCCGACATCTGACCAAGCCTATGCTTTGTTGAAAACGTCCGGCATTAACTCCGGCATCTTTCTCAATGTCCGCGTGATCGGCAATCAATTGGAGGTGTTTGATCCGGTTGATGGAAATACTCTGGTTTACACCTATCGCAGCAATCATCCTGTGCAGGCTACCGGAGGCGGATCCACGAAACCCAAATACACCGCCGATACCGATGTATGGCTATTGGATGATGACCTGCACACGCTCGACATCATATGGCGATGGAAGAAGCTGCACGGCATGGATTATCAGGATGACCTGGCCATGTACAAGCGCTACGAAAAGAACTATCTCGCGCGTGATGGCGGTTACCGATCGCTGCAGATGAACGGCAGCGACTTCAACTACTACCCCGCGCCGCAGTTTGATCCGTGGGTTGATTGATGGCCGTTGTTGCATATCCGGCTCCGGTCGGTGGTTGGAATGCCCGCGATGATCTGGCCAATATGCCGCCAGAAGATGCCGTTATTTTGAGGAACTGGCGACCGCGCCCGGGCTATCTGGAGACACGGGCTGGTGCTGGGTCGGTGATTGTTTCGGCATCGGGAGCCTACGACAGCATCGGCACCATCCACACATTTCGGTCAACGTTCGGTGACGTGATCATTTTCAGTGCTGGTAATCTGCTGTTTTCGTATGACGGGACCAATGTCGAGCTTCCATTCAACGGCGGCACAACAACAGGCGCAACATTCTGGGACGCTGCGCACTTTCAGGATCGGTTGATCATGACGCTGGGTGATGGGTTGACCGCTGCCCAGGTCATCACGTTTGACGGCACCACGGTATCAGCAACGGCGCTGAATATCACGGCAGGACCAGATGAAGAGGATATCCGTGGCGTTCAGGTTCACAAAGGCCGCGCGTACTATTGGGAGACGGCCTCGCAATCATTCTGGTATGCTGCAGCCGGGGCTTTCCAGGGCAATCTGACCGAGTTTGATCTCGGGCCGGTGCTTCGATCCGGCGGCGCGTTGCAGATGATGCTGTCGATTTCGGTTGATGGCGGCGGCGGCAAGGATGATCTTGCGGCGTTCGTGTTTTCGTCCGGTGAGGTGCTGCTGTATCAGGGCGATGACCCTGGCGACCCGCAGGCATGGGAATTGATCGGCAGCTATGACATCGGCCAGCCTGTTGACCCGCAGGCGCACGCGAAACTTGCAGGCACTGAACTGGTGTACACCACTGACGGGGTTGTCGATCTTTCACAGGCGATCCAGCTTGGCCGGTTTGGTGAGTCTGCCGAGTTTACGCGCAAGATCACCAACGCAGCAACTCAGGCAGGACGCGATTACCTTGCAAACCCTGGCTGGCAGATTGTTCACGCGCCGGGTGATAACTGCGTGCTGCTGAACATCCCGACTGGATCGGGGAACTATCGCCAGTACGTTCGCGAGACTGACACCGGCGGTTGGTGGGAGTGCCGTGACTGGAATGGCCGGTTCACCGTGTACAACGACAAACTGCACATGGTGATACTCAACATTGACACCCCGGCGATTGTGCAATGCTTCACCGGCACAAAAGACGACTACCAAACAGAAAATGACAGCAAGGTCATCCAGACCACGGCACTACCGGCATTCAACACCATGCGCCAGCCAGCCCGCAGAAAGCTGCTGACGGTCACAAAGCCTTTCAGTAATTACGGCTCTGGAACGTTTCAGATCACTGGCAAGGCTGAGTTTGATGTTGACGTGCCAACCGCACCGGCAACGGCAACAGGATCAACAGCCAGCCGCACACAGCCCAACATCAGCACGTTTGCCAACGGCCATTATCTGAGCTACATGGTGCAGACGGCTGAGCTTGACCAGCAGATACAGTGGAACAGCACAACTCTGCACTTTGAGCAGGGTGGGCCGGTATGACGCGAATCAAGCGCGGCAACCTGCATAATGTCCGAAAACAGATTGCTGAATCAGTTGATGTCATCACGCTTGGCGCTCTGACCGATGTATCGATAGTATCGGTTACAGATGGCGAAGTACTGGTTTACGAATCAGCCAGCAACAGCTGGAGAAACCGGACGTTTCAGGAAGCTAACATTCAGGTTCAGGATGACTTGCTGGACGATATCGCGGCACTTGCCGACCCTGATGCCGATCGGTTGCTGTTCTGGGACGATTCAGCAGCGACGATAACCTGGCTGACGGCAGGCACTGGGCTGACCATTACCGGAACGACGATTGAGGCTGCTGGTGGTGGTGGCAGTGAAAAGCAGGGCGCTTCGTGGTATTCGGGGCAGGCAATCAGCGTCAGCGATGTTGAACCTATCAGCATATTCATTCCCGAAGCCGTGACCATCGCAGGCGCTGAGATACAGACGCGCGGCGGCACAGGAACATGCACGCTTGACATCCTGCTGGATCAATTCAGCGGTGCGCCACAAAGCATCGTGTCAACAAACCCGCCACAGATCAGCAGCGGAACATCCTACACCGATACCACGTTGACAGGATGGACAACATCCATCCCGGCAAGATCGGTGCTGACGTTTCGTGTTTCTGGAACAATCGGATTCAGCCTTATTACCATTTTATTGGAGTTTTCATAATGGCAGTCCCAACACTTAATCACAGGCACCGGCGACGGCGCCGACGGCAGCCTGGTCACGTTTCTAGATGCCAACCTGCCGACACTCGGCTGGTCAACGCCTTTCACCAACACGGCAACGAAAGGCGTCTATCGCAATAGCCCGACTGCTGGCAGCGGGAGCTATCTGCGTGTGATTGACGCTGGCGCAGATCACGCGGCAGACAGCCGCAGGGCTTCTGTGCAGACCTATACCAGCATGTCGGACATTGACACCGGCACAGATGTGAATCCCGGCAGCGGGGAGACGTATTTCACCAAGTCAGAAAGCGCAGACGCCACCAGCAGAAATTTCATGCTGTGGGGCACCAACCGCTTCTTTTATTTTTTCAGCTGGTTTGCTGCAGCTAATCCCAACAATTCCGGCTGGCGCGTTTTCTGGTGTGGCGATCCTTCCGGCTTGTATAGCAACGACCCCAATGCCTTTTGCTTGGGTGCTAGCGAGTCCACAGCCACGTCCATCACCACTAGATCGTCTGCATTGCAGAATGTAGCGACCGCCAGTACGACGGCGACTACGGAAGTCCTCAATCACTGGACGCGTGACTTTAGCGCCAGCATAGGCTCGGTCACAGGCGGACTGCAGACCGCGCCGAACGCTGGCACAAGCACAAATTATGCGCCCGGTTCGCAGCAAGACTATCCTAACGGCCCAAATACGATACCTGTGGCCAAGATATTTATCATGGAAGCATCTGCCCCGACTGCTAGCAGGTTCCACCGCGCTTCCCTGCCTGGAGTCCTTAATCCCCTCATCAATCTGCGTATGTCCAACCAATCGGACTTCACCGATGGCGATTCTGTGGGTGGCATCAACAATGGCAGCGCCATCATATCAGCGCGCTTCACGCCTCTTAATCCGACCCTTGGGTGGAATGCGGATTCTTTTGCCGGGGCAC